GCCGCCATCCTGACGCGATGAAAGCCCACACCTAGGAAAGGTGCGGGCCTGGCTTGTGGCGTCTTGTGGCGGCTTCTGGGAGGGTCTGGCTATTCTTGATTCTCAGTCATAAAATCTACAATTTGAGATTTTAGTTCAGCGATGGAAAGTTCACGCTGGAAGCTATAAGAGTCTTCCTGCGATAGTTCAAGCATGTTCAGAAAGTTGCAAGCATCATCTAAAGTTTGGAAAGTTTCAGCGTAGAAAGTTTGGCCGTATTCTGTAGAGGTTAGGTGAAACATCGTGAAAGGAAAGCGAGGGAAAGAAAGAATCAGGAAAGATGGGATTCTGCTTTCCTTTTGCTTGTGCCGTGGGCCAGAAAGGCTATCGCAACTTTCTTTCCTCGCTTATGGCAAAGCATACAATCATTGCAAGTTACAATGTCGCTACGTTGAGCGGGGCAAACTACCACTACGTTTCCGCCTTCAGTGTGCCAAGTAACGCGGCTTTCGTCAGACTTTGCAACCATAACGGCAGGCAAGTTATGGGCGATTGCATCATCCACTTGCGCTTCACTTTCACACGAAACGTTGATAGTGAAACCGTTACGATTTGCCTTTCTAATGAGGGAAAGATTCTCTCCAACTTTGAGGCTGTGGTGAGTGTAAGTGTAAGCCCGGAGATGCTTTGTTGCAACTATCATCTTTCTAATGAAAGTTTCACTAATCTTTCCTAAGTTATGTGGGATATCGCCAGCCTGGTTATGGCGGAAAGCAGAACCATTAGGAAGGGCTTTCAAACTTTCTAGGAAAGTTGCAAAGTTTGAGCCTCTCTCACCATTGCTAACTTTCAGCCAATGTAGATTTAGCGGGCCAGAAGTTGCGTAGCAACCATTATCAAGGAAAGGGCAGGTTGGTGAGCACGTAGACTTTGCCGACGTTGATACTGCCATTGGGCCAGTTTTAGCATTGCCAGACTTTGCCGTAAGGTGGAAAGAAAGCTTGGAAAGTTGCACGGTGATGAAGAAAGAAAGGAACGAAAGGAAAGAAGGAAAGACTAGGAAAGTGTTTCCAGCTTGCGACAGACTGACATCAGGTCCGCATCATCTTCTGGGTTCTCATCGGATCCGCAAAAGTAGCTTTCAACGTAATAAAGAATTGTGGCAACTTCTGCCTGGGAAAGTTCAACCGTGTAGATGCGATCTAGGGGGATCATTGGAAACGAAACGAAACGAAATGAAGGGAAAGAAAGGAAAGAAAGAATTAGCGGCCAGAAAGTTGCAGCAGGCAAGCGTCGGCACTTGCGCCAGTAGCGCGGCAAGCGATGAAGTGGCGTTGATCTTCTACCGCTAGGGAGCCGATAAAGATGGCCAGAAGGCTACCGCCAAACAAAGCGGAAAGTTTCAAGGCGAGCATGGTTGAAAGTTTGAGAGGGAAGCGGCTCCGGAGTAGCCTCCTTTGCCGTTGAGAGAACAATAGGCCATAGCGGCACAGGATCCCGGGGATTGGGCCACTAGGGCAAGCGGCACACGTTCCGGGAGCTTATGGCGCTTTCTGTGGTTGGCACCCTGCGCGGGAGGCTACTGGCACGGGAAGCTGTCAGCAGTAAAGGAAAGCGCGCAGGCGCGCGAAATACCATGAAAGCGCCCAACAATCAATCTCCGCAACATTTCGCAACAATCAGGCCACATAACGCCATCGTGATAATGCAAACAACGCAAGCGTTATGGCACAAACAACGCAAGCGTGATAATGCAAACAACGCAAGCGTGATAATGGCAAACAGTAGGCAACATTTAGCACTGCGCAGTTGTGCTCACTTAGCGGCGCACGGTGAGGCTCACCTAGGCTCAAACAGTAGGGCTCACATAGTAGCGACAATCCGGGGTCACTTAGGAGATGCAAACACCGGCCAAACATCCGGGCAGTTAGCTACATTCAAGGGCGCCGCCAGTAGGCTACATTTAAGACCGACACGAGTAGGCAATAACAACCCCGGCGCACGGTTCTTTATACTTAAGGCCGCGAATCCGCCAATGATAAGAGGACTTTATAGAAAACAGTTGTTTATACCCAGAACCATCAGCATTGCTTATAGTATAAGGGATGCTGATCATTCAGGGCCGAATGATAAGCTCCGCTTATGAATGGTAATCGGCTAGTACATTTGTACTACTATGCGGGAAAGCGCATAACCGCATGAGCCTCCATAGATACAACCCTAGCCGGATCCTTGATACGACCCTAGCCGGGTCTTAATACATTTCTAGCCGGGTCCAATACAAAGCTAGCCGGTTCCTACCAGCCATGACCATCAAAAGCCGCCTTTAGGGCGGCTTCTTAGCTGGCAAACGGTCCTCCTACAAAGCTTTCATCATCATCGGCATAAAAATACCAGCCTTCCACAAGCTCTGTGCCCTTGCAGCAATCTTCAGAGAAGAAATCCACGAGGATCATTTCACTGCCTCCTGAAGCCTCTTCCACATCCATTGTTCCTTGGTATCAGGGCGCATCAGCTCATAGCCTTCATGATCAATGATGGCATCACCGGCACTATCCACGTACCCCTCCAGAAGACGCCTCCAGATGCCCTTGCAAGAGCCTTGCTGGTCAAAGATGGCAATGGTGTCTTCCCGATCCTCCATAGCGAGCCTGACGTGGAAGAGAAGGTCTCTCAAGCGGGCCGCTTGGTAGCGGCCCTTGCTGGGAGGAAAATACGGGCCGTTGTCTTGATAAGTGGAAATGGTCAGCATGGTTCAAAAAGCAGGACGGTCGAGAATGGTTTCAGGCTCTTCTTCAGCCTCGTGGACAATTTCTTTGAGCTGATCAATAATGCAGCGAATAGCGTAGGCAGCTCCTGGCCCCACATTGTCTAACGCTTCATCCATAGTCCTAATTTCATCATGCACGTCTTGAATAGTTTCAAAAGTCTTGAGGGCGTAAGGCACGCCCCATTCGTCATCAACAATGAGAGAATAAGGCATGATCAAAGCTCCTTGTCTTCTTCAATAAGAGCAGCAATAAGGAGAAGCTCGCGCCTCGTTGGAACCAATATATATGCAGAAGGGGCCTGATGGCCCCTTTGTTACAAAGCTTCACACTTTGGTCTTGGTGCGACGCTTCACTTGGCTGCGCTCCACGTAAGGAGCAGGATCCACCCAACCCTTTCTACGGAAGACGCTGTTGGTAGAGGCCCTCATTTGCTCTCCATCGTCGAAGGTGATGATGATGGTCCAGCAAGTGGGGATGCGCTGCTCAGTGCCATCAGGAGCGCAGGTGATGCTCCAGCCGCATTCTTCATCGGTGGCTTCAATGGCGACAATGGAGTGCCAACCAACCACTTTGGTGGTCATCAGACCAGTCGATTGGAGAATTGCCAGCTCGTCTCCCACTTGCAGGGAATGGCCAAGAGCTTCACGCTGGCGCTTCAGAGCGTGAGCCCAATCCTGGAATTCGTTGTGAGCCTTCTTGGTGTGGCGCACGCCATGACCATTGCAGCCGTAGCAAACGCTGCCGTGGAACTGGTTGTAGCTGTGCTCGCCAGAGCCGCCACAACGCCCGCACACTTGCAGGGGGAAGCCGTAGCGATCAACAGAGGGGAAGGAATCGAGAGTAATGGTCATTGGTCTTGGGAAGGAGAGACTCGCGCCTCGTTGGAACAACAATACAGCAGAAAGGCCCTGTTTCCAGAGCCTGTTACAAAACTTTACGAAACGTGGAGGCTTTCAATGCGGAAGGGGCCGAGGCGGCCTATTCGTAAGGCTTTTTCCTTAACAAATTGTTGACTGTTTGTTTTAGTGTTTTTGATTTTATAAAGGCCAGTATCAGGATATAGTTTAGTGATTGTATATTCTCCTCTCCATTGTTTAAAACCGGAGTCGTAAAGATCGACAATGGTGCCAACGTTGTATTTCATAGGCAAAGCTCCGAGAGTTCCTCAAGAAGCTGAAGACACCAAGCTTGGCCTTTCTTATCGAGCAGCTTTTGAGCAGTGGGAGCTGGCTCTTTGAGCTGTAGCGATGGGAAGGGGGTGATGATGCCTGCTTCGATTGCTGCTGCGCGAGCGCTTTTAAAACGCTTGGCAGGGCCGATTTCGTTGAGGAGATTGGGCTGGTCGCGGGCAATGCGTTCCAGGAAATAGGCACGGGAGTTGCCATTTGCACCGGACTTTACATTGTAACCTCCGGACTTTGCCTGCATACGTCCTGTTTTGGGATCCCTGGGTTGCTCCCTTGTGTCCCCGTGCTCATCCTTGCGCTGTACCAGCTTGATCTGCCCAACAAGCCATTGAGCATCATCTTTAACCTTGCGTTGTGATGATGCTACGACAGACAGGCATTTCTCAAACAAAGGAAGATCCTTTATACCAAGGCCCTCCTTGTGCGTCATAAAATCAATAAGATTGGCGAATTGCTTCACTTCTCCATTGACATCATCTACATATTCTTCAAAGAGTTTTTTCTCAATGATTTCACGCATGTAGAAATAGAAAGCTTCCTCACCCACTGCACTTTCAAGATCGTTGGCAATGCTCCTGGCGGAGAATACAGTAAGGCTCATGCAGCCTCCTTGGAAAGTTCTTCAGCTACTTTCACCCAATGCTTACGCTGCTCCAAAGAAGCCTTTGAAAAAGTGATGCCAGCAGCCTTGAGACCCGCCAAGCGATTAATGTCGCCGCGCACCTTACGAAACGCAGTATCATTGTCTTCGATTTCGCGGTATTTGCCCCTGAAGCGAATTAAATTGGTGAAGTAAATTGCCTTTTCGCTTTGCCGCTTCATGTCATCTTCATACGATGGCGCTGCGGGCGACTCCTCGTCTTCGATTTGCGAAGACAGCTCATCAATAGAAACTCCAAGGCATTCACATTTTGCTTCAATCTCGGAAATTGCATGACGCTCGGCCCGCTCTTCTCCGCGAAGAAACAAGCTCAATACATGCTCAGACCAATGCGAATCAATGTAGCAATCAGCAGCATTTTCATGCGCTTTCATTGCTTCAATAATTTCGTGCCAATCGGAGGCGTCTTCACTTCCCCTGTACACTCCAACGCTATTCTCGCCAGAAGTGACAACACCACTCACATTCTTGCGCTCAGAAACGGACTCCCCACTATTGTCCTTGGCGGAACGATCAGGCAGTGCTCCGCAAGCATCTTCAACTTGCTTCTCAATGTTGCGTGCAATGTAGCGAAGCTTTGGATGGGCAGGAGCTACAACATAAGCAATGTTATCCGCCCTGTTTTTGTCTGCATATTGATCCTTGCCAATGGGGATACGGCGAACAGCTCTGCCCACCACTTGAATAAAATAAAGCACAGTGAGAATTGCGCTTAAATAAGCAACAACTTTAATCTGGGGAATGTCCACCCCCTCAGAAATCATCCCCACTGAAACAATCACATCAGGCTTGTCTGCGGCATTTTCCTTGCATTGTTTAGCAATTTTTTCGAGCTTTTTTGCTCCATTGTTATCATCGCTAACAACTACAGAAACGCGATAATCAGGGCGAAGCTCTTGAATATATTCTGCAATCTTGCGGGCATCTTTCATGCCTTTTGCAACACAAAGCATAACGCTGGCGTTTTTCTGGTGGCAGGAGCGCTCAATTTCTCCGCGACTCTTGGAGAGTAAAGTTAGTGCCTCATCAATAACGCGACGGATGGTTTCGTTTTTACCAGGGGATTCAGAATCTAAGTTGAAATGGAGATGCCTGCCAAGGGGCTTGTCGCACTTCTTCGCCCACTCTTCCCATTGCTCTACGCTTTCCCATTCATCGCAGGGAAATTTGGGAAGATCTTTGTGCAATTCAGAAGCCCTGCCATCTTCACTGCGCCAAAATGAATCCCAAAACTTAAACTTCACCGGCACGGTGCCACGAGTCTTGGGCTCGCGAAGATCTTGCGCGTAATCGTAAACAAAATCAGCCTTGATACGTCCATCATCTTGATAATAATTTTCGCCGTGAATATTTTTTTCATCACAAAGAACTGCAATTTTGCCTTCGCGTTTCCAAGGGGTGCCGCTTAAGAAAATAGCGTGGTCACAAAGAGCAACAAGACGATCCACTGCGTTTCCCCATTCTGCAGTATCTGCTGGATGATGAAATTCATCAATGATTGCAATAATTCCTGAAACGGGACGACTAAGCAATGCTTCTTCTACTTTCGAGTAGCCAGCATAAGTCGACACCCAGACATTTGCATCAATGGGGAAATCGGAGTTGTCTGTAACATTGACACGTTTTCCATTGAGACGAAGACCATCAAAGGTCTTCTTCCATCCCACGCGAGTGCCGCAGTTAGGAGTTAGAACAATAATCAAATCAGCCTTGCCATCTTCAAGAAGTTTGAGAGCAGCAGTGGCGCTACAAAGAGATTTTCCTGATCCAGTGCAGGCTTCAATAACAAAAAGCTTGCGATTTTTAGCGAATTGAGGCAGGCAGGTGTTGATGGCTTGTTGTTGCCACTTACGTAAGTTCATGATCAAACGATGCAGATTTAAGGAGATTGCACCGTCGGCAACACGCAACGCCATTATCAATAGTGGTACGCCCACCTTGACTAAATGGCACAACGTGATCAATTTGAGTGAGAAGTCCTGGCTGCAGCTTTTCGCCGCAATAGCAGCAGGTCCAGTGATCTCTCACGAGAATCTGCAAGCGTTGCCTTTTAGAGAACAGACGACTCATGGTCAAACGACACGCGCAGAGAGCGCGTTTCCCAGACGGGATCGGCAAAACCGACTTGCATACCATAGCAACAAAAAAGCCCCCTGTGGGGGCTAGGACAGCAGACGCTTAATGTCTCGCTCTACATTCTTCAATGCTCGCCAATCAGTGCAGCTTGTGCTGCAAACGAGAGTCTTGCCGGAAGAATGCTTAAAAACATAATGTTTGTTCTTTCTATGAAGAACAAAGCCATGTTGTTTAACAAGCTCAAACAATGCGCGTCTATTGTCCTTTAATGCCATTACAAATAACGCCAGATATCGTCTTGCATACTGTCAGCAAGAGTCAAGAAGAAAGCCTTTGTACGCTTTGCTGGTTTATTTGCTGGGGCATAATCAGGCGCTTTATGAACCATGGCCAGAAGCTTAGAGCGAGCAGCAGCGCGATCATCACGAGAATAGCTTGATAAAGAATAGCCAGCATCTTTCACCATGCGAGAGATGGCACGCTGGGAACGGGTGAGAAAGGGAGTGTAGGTCATTGTTCAAAAGACGAGGGTTTGACCGTTAGCTTTGATGCTCAACACGCGCTCACAATCAAACGAGCGCCATGCACCTTCGCCTGCAGTGCGAGCAATGGTGAAATCACGGCAGCGAATGATTGAAGGCTTCTTTACGGCAGTGCCAGTGCCCTTGATTTCTTTGGAATCACGAGGATTGAAACAAAGACTACGAACAGAGCCGTCTGCTTTTACAAAACGCACGTTCACAATGCTGCTACCAGCATTGAAGATGAAGCTTTTGATTTTGTCAGTTTTAGTCATCAGAGGAGCCATCGCTGGCAAAGGACTAAAGAAGGAAAGAGGCCCCCGAAGGGGCTCTCCCGCGTTCCCGAGGGAACAATAGAGCTACTGCACGGCGTTGTCAAGGGGATCCACTTTAAAGCCGTTGGCAATGCGGCAATAGCGTTCTGGGTGGAGCTTTAAGCATTTTGTCAAGCCCTCTTGATTTGGCATTGCTTGAGGGGCAGCCACAAGAGCAAAGGCACCAAGCCCAAAAGCGAAGGTGACAAGCATGAAGGAAGCAAGGTTTTTAGCCATGATTTCAGAGGCGAGCGATACAGACGCGGGCAGTGCCTTGACTCTGCTTGGCAATGCGAGAGAAGCTGCCAGCAGACATGTCAAGGATGCGCCCTCCATAAAAAGGCCCTCTGTCGGCAATAGTCAATACCACCTGCCTTCCATTGTCACGGTTCGTAACAAGAAGCTTCGTTCCAAATGGAAGCGATGGATGAGCGGCTGTCATGGCTGCTGGGTTCATTGGCCGTCCGTTGGCCATTGTCTGCCAAGCATAACCATCAGAAGCTGTTCCGTAGAAGCTGGCTTCGCCGCATTGTTTGGCTTGTGCAGCAGGAGCTGCGGCTCCGAGAAGGAGCAGAGAAAGAAGAAATCGTGAAAGCATCAAGCTGGTGAAAAGAGCTAGAGAGGCCCATTGCCTTCGCGGACAACGGTCTTACCATTGTGCCATGTCTGTCAAGGGGCTTGCTGGATGCTATGCTTTGAAAGCAGTCGGTTCTAGCGGCTTAATTGCTGCTCCTGTCTTCGGGCGGGCCGTGAGGGTGAACGCTTGACGGTGGCGTGGGTGATGCTGTATGGCTTCGCCAAGGAGCTAGTCATTCTCCTGAGAGGCACGCCGCCCTTCTAGGCGAGGAGTTTTCCCCTAGTTGTGTTCGAGCATCGGAGACTGTAAAGAGACGGGGGCTTTGGCCCCCTTTTCTTTTGTCTAGATAAGCTATAGAAGATTAATTGGTCTTCCATGGAAAGCAAATTATCTTCTGAGCAGGAACGCGAACGTCTTGCACGATGGCTTAGCAGAGGAGAAGTTTATATTCCACCTAGTGAGGAAGTTTATGATCCGCGTAATGAAGATGATTATTCAACGTGGGATGTAGGCATGGAGCCTATTCCCGGAGATCATACGTGGACAAAAGAAAAGGCTCCCGACGGAGCCTTTTGATTAGAAATTAGAAACTGTCTTCACGCTTCCGCCTCTTGCGAGTACGACGCTCTTCTAGCTCATTAAGAACTTGCAGCCACACAAAAACTGCGAACCCAGCAAGAGTAATGACAAGAGCACCATAAACCGCGCAAACCAAAAAGACAAAGTAGGTCGACATAGCTGTCAAAGTTCGGACTAAATGGTGTTTCGCCTTAGAAACTTAATCATAAGCTGATGAGCTTCCCCGGCATCCGCAATGAACTGGCCTCGGTAGTGGAAGCCTTCCTTGTCGATGCGGATCACTTCTTCCGTTTTTTCCCGCAGGACGATCCTGTTAAGCGGATCGACGATGCGTGTCGTATCTAAGGTCGCTGTGATTGGAAGTTCAGTCATTGTGCCTCCAGTTCATCGGCGATGGCGAGAAGGGCTTTCTCGTCAATGATGGGGTGGTCAGTATGCCCATAAGCCAACTGACTAGCAGCAGCTCGCAGGGCGGCGGCTATGTCATCATTCCTGTACCAGGTTTTGCGGCCAGTAGCGTCCAGCACCGCCTGCGCGGCGGGGGAGAGATCAGAAGCGGGTGCCATGGTAGTCACAAGACGAACAATGAACGCGATATTGAGGGGGATAACTCGCAAGCACCG